ACTACCTGATCTCTCGGCGTGGCCGCTACCTGACCGAAAGCCAGAACCAGAAGGGCCGCAAACGCAACACGAAAATTGTGGACAACACTGGCGGGCAGGCACTGCGCACGCTGGCTGCGGGGATGATGACTGGTTTGACCAGTCCCAGCCGCCCTTGGTTCAGGCTGATGACAGCGGACGACAGGATCATGGAGCAGGAGGGCGTCAAGGCGTACCTCGGCGAGTGCGAAGTGATCATGCGGCGCATCCTCTCAGGCAGCAACTTCTACAACTCCGTCAGCTCCCTCTACTCGGAGCTTGGCTCGTTCGGCACTGGCGTCCTGTACCGTCGCCGCCACCCCCAGACGCTGGTCAATTACCGCGCCCTGACCGTGGGCGAGTACGTGATCGCAGAAAACGACTTCAACCAAGTCGATACATTAGGGCGCGAGTTTACGATGACCGTCAGCCAGATCGTAGAGCAGTTTGTGTGGGACGATCTGAAGGGTGACTTCGACTGGAGCAAGTGCAGCAAGCAGGTCAAGAACCTTTGGAACGCAAAGAACTACGACCAGCTCATCCAAGTGATCCACATGATCCAGCCGCGCCGACAGAAGGAGCGCGACATGCGGCGGATGGACGGCCTGAACCGCCCATACGCAGACATCTACATGGAGAAGGGCGCAGACAACGACGACCAGCTCCTGAGCGAGAGTGGCTTCGACCGTCGCCCCTTCTTTGCCGTGCGATGGGACGTTCTCGGTGGCGACATCTACGGATACTCACCGGGCATGGAAACGCTGGGCGACATCAAGCAGCTACAACACGAACAGAAGCGCAAGGCTCAGGCCATCGACAAGATGGTCAACCCGCCGATGACGGCGAGCAACAGCCTCAAAGGCAAACCGACCACGGTGTTGCCGGGTGGCACAACCTACGTCGATCCCACACAGGGCGGCGCTGGCTTCACCCCGGCCTACCAAGTTCAACCCCGCGTCAACGAGCTGATGCAAGACATCATGGAAGTACAGAACCGCATCCAGCGTGGCTTCTACGCCGACCTCTTTGCCATGATGATCAACAGTGATCGCAGGCAGATGACGGCGACCGAGGTGGCGGAGCGCCACGAGGAGAAGCTGGTCCTGCTCGGCCCGGTGCTGCAGCGCATGAACAGCGAGCTTCTCGATCCGCTGATCGAGGACATCTTCCTGATCGCCCACGAGGCAGGCCTGTTGCCAGAGGCACCAGAGGCGCTTGAGAACGTCGATCTCGAAGTCAAGTATGTTTCTCTGCTATCGCAGGCACAGGAGGCAGCGGCAGCGTCGGCAATGGAACGGACGATGGCCTTCGCAGGCAACCTGACAGGCGTCGCACCAGACATCCTCGATAACATCGATACAGACGAAGTGCTCCGGTCGTATGCTGAAATCCTCGGCAATAGCCCCGGCGTGATGCGAGAGATCATCGACCGCGACCAGATCAGGGCGGATCGCCAGCAACAACAGCAGGCACAGCAGGCGCAAGAGCAAGCGAACATGATGGCGAACACAGCGAACCAAGGCGCTGGCGCAGCGAAGCTACTGTCAGAGACCGAAAGCCAAGGCACAAACGCACTGACCGAGCTGCTTGGTAGAGGGGCTTCTGCGCAATGAGCCGGAAGGTAGTCTACGACAGCTCAGACGTCGCGCAGGTTCAAGCTGCCGAGAAGGATCAGGCGGATCGCGAAGGCGACCTGAAGTGGATACTGACCAGCCCGCGAGGGCGCAGGTGGGTGTACGATCTCGTGCACCAGCAATGCCACGTCGGGAACCTGTCGCACTTCCCCGGTGACACACACACCACCGCGTTCAACGAAGGCGCGCGTGCGGTGGGCGAGGCTGTGCTGGAAGAGATACGCACCTCGCATTTCCCAGCCTTCATGAAGATGATGGAAGAGCAACATGACCCAGTCAACTGACGACACAATAGTTCCGGCGGATACGCAGGCTTCTCCCACTGCTGACGCTACGGAAGCACCGCCTGCAGACGCACCCCCAAAGGCTGACGCAGGCGGCGCAGTCGGAGACTTACTTGACAGCGTACCCGAAGATGCTGCAGAAACGACGACAACCGAGGACGTGCTGGCGGACGCCGACGCCTCTGGTGATGAAGGGGTTCCAGACCAGTACACCTTCGACCTCAGTGATGACCTGAAAGAACAGGGCGTCGAGCTTAATGAGGAGGCGCTCAAAGATTTGGGCGAGTTTGCGAAGACTGTGGGCCTGTCCCAAGATCAGTTTAGCAAGATCGTTGAATATGACCTTGAGCGGACGCAGGCGGCGACCACGGAAGCGGTCGATGCTTGGAACACAAGGGTAAACGACTGGCGCGAAAGCGCTCGTACAGACAAGGACTTTGGTGGCGACGCCTACAACTCCAACGTCAAGGCCGTCTTAGGAGTGGTCGAGAAGTTCGGAGATGCAGACTTCAAAGCGCTCATCAAGTCACCGTCTGAGGACAACCCAAATGGTCTGGCCATCGGCAACAACCCGGCGTTCTTGCGCACCATGAACCGCATTGCAAAGGTGCTCGGCGATCCTGAGCTGGTTCTCGGAGATGACGTTCAAAAGAGCGACACCAACGAGGCGAAGCTACGCCGCATGTACCCGTCAATGTACAAAGAAAGTGCTTAACTGAAGGAGCCGACAAATGGCTGTACTTGGCACAACCAACCCGACGCTCGCCGATCTGGCGAAAGTCACCGACCCTGATGGCTCGATTGCCGACGTTGTCGAAATTCTAAACGAGACCAACGAAATGTTGATGGACATGACTTGGCTTGAGGGCAACCTCACGACTGGTCACCGGACATCGATCCGTTCTGGTCTGCCTACGCCAACTTGGCGGAAGCTCTATGGTGGCGTTCAGCCTACCAAGTCGCGTGCTGTTCAGGTAACTGACACATGTGGCAACCTCGAAGACTACGCCGAAGTCGATAAAGACTTGGTGGACATGGCAGGCGATCCTGCTGCGTTCCGTCTTCAGGAAGACCGCCCTCACATCGAAGGCATGAACCAAGAGATTGCAGACACCCTGTTCTTCGGCGACGAGACTACCGCCCCTGAAGAGTTCACAGGCTTTGCACCTCGCTTCTCCGATCTCGCTGCAGAAAACGCCGATAACATTATCGACGCGGCTGGCACCGGGACCGACAACGCCTCAATTTGGCTGATCTGCTGGTCACCTATGACCTGCCACGGCATCGTGCCTAAAGGCTCGACTGCCGGTCTTCAAACCCGTGACCTCGGTGAGGACACACTTGAGGACGCATCCGGTGGTTCGAACACTGGACGCATGCAGATTTACCGGACGCACTACAAGTGGCAGGCGGGCCTCACGGTTCGTGACTGGCGCTATGTCGTTCGCATCTGCAACATCGACCGTTCGCTTCTTATCGCGGACATCTCGACAGGCGCTGACCTGAACGACCTCATGCACCAAGCTCTGACGGAAATACCAAACCCATCGATGGGCCGTTGCGCATGGTACATGGACAAGAGCACGCTCGCTATGCTTCGTCGTCAGACATCCAACGCTGTGTCCAACTCGACGCTGACCACAGACATGGTCGGTGGAACGTGGCAGACCTCTTGGGGTGGCTATCCGATCCGTCGGTGCGATGCCCTCGCTGGTGATGAAGCCCGCGTAGTCTAAGCGCAAACGGTGAAAGGAAACACACCATGATTATCGATACCCTACTGGAGTTCGCTGACGCCGAAACAGTCAATGCCACCGCTGGCACTGCGCTGATCGGTGACGTCATCGACCTCGGTGCAACTGTCCAAGACTTCGGCAATGGCCGTCCGATGTACCTCGTCATCCGCACTGCGGTCGAGATCATCACAGCCGGTGCCGCTGGTACGCTGCAGTTCAAGCTTGCTTCGGATGCTCAGGCCGCCATCTCTACGACGACGGCCACCATCCACCTGACCACGCCTGCGTTTGTTACCGATGGTACAGACGCTAACGACGATCAGTTGAAAGCTGGCGGGACCATCTTCCAAGGGGCGCTGCCTCTCGGTGAGACCCCGGTTTACGAACGCTACCTCGGTATCCTCGCCATAACGGGGACGACCACCACGACTGCTGGTGCGATCAACGCCTTCTTGACGTTCGATCCATCCTTCAACAAGTCGTATCCTGACGGCACCAACTAAGCCGACAGACTAACTGGAGGGCCGCTTCGGCGGCCCTCTTCACACATTTAGGAAGAGAGAAAATGGCTATTAAAGTTATCTTCGGAAAGAACGGTTTCTACCACCCCAGCTACGGACGTCTCGGACGCGGCGCTGGTAAGGGGACCGTCTATGAACTACCAGACACATTCGCTGAAGTGGAGACGGTCACGGTTGACGTGATGGACCACTCGGCACGACCGCCTCGCAAGGTGGGTGAGCAGGAGATCACCCGCAAGAAGTACCTCCCATCGAGCGCCAAAGTTCTCGACGCCGACGACTGGGAAGAGATGGTCGAGGAGGCCGCAGACAACAACGAACCAGCCCCGCGCCCTGTCCGCCCGAAGCCCGCACAGGGTGAGGAGGACAAGATACCCGGCAAGGGCAAAACAGCGAAAGCTCAATCCGCAGTCGAGCGCACCACTGGCCAGAAGCCAGCTCGTCGCAAGGCTGCAGCATCATAAGGTGACCGCACATGGCCGTCTCTGAAGTTCAAATAGGCAAGCTCGCGCTCTCCCACTTGGGGGACCGCTACGACATCACCAGCTTGGACGAGGCTTCGCCGGAAGCTGAGCAGGTGAACCTTGTCTTTGACAACGTCAGGGACGCGCTCATCCGCGAGCATCCTTGGAAGTTCTCGCTCCGCTACTACACTCCGTCCAGCCTGCTCGGTACTCCGCCGTCGGGCTGGGCGTACATGTACACCTACCCGACGGATGGGCTGAAGGTGTGGCGGATCGTCAACCCACTCGACCCAAACAACGACAGCCTGCCTCCGATCAAGTGGACCGTCGCACGCAACAACTCCGACGTTAAGGTTCTCCTGACGGACATGACCGAGCCAGAGTTTGAGTATTCAAAGCAGGTCACGAACAGTCTTGAGTTCGATGCCAACTTCGACCTCGCCCTGAGCTGGAAGATCGCAGAGATGATCGCTATGCCGATCACGGGCGACTTGGGCATACGCAACGACATGACGAGGGAGGCCGCCAAGCAGGTGGGCCTCGCAAAGATGGAAGACGGGAACGAAGGTATAAGCAGGGAGCAGTCGCGCGACCCTGATTGGATCAGAGCGAGGCTCTAATGGTAAAACTAATTCAACCATCGATGGCGGGCGGCGAAGTCTCTGCCCCTGTCGGTGCCCGTGTCGATCTCGCAAAGCGCGCCGTCGCCGTAGAGAACGCCGAGAACTTCGTCGCCACCTTCACAGGATCGATGATGTCACGCCCCGGCCAGAAGTACGTGGCGCAGGCGAAGCCGGGTGCAGGCCCGCACAGGATCATCGAATTTGAGTTCAGCGATACGCAGACGTTCGTCCTAGAGATGGGCGAGCAGTACATGCGCTTCCACTCTCTGGGCGCGCAGATACTCGATAGCGACAACGTCAAAACGATCACGACAACAGCGGCCACCAACCCATGCCTCGTGTCGAGTACGGCACATGGGCTGAGCAACGGCGACGAAGTCTACATTAGCGGCATCGCTGGCATGACTGAGCTGAACAGTCGCAACTTCCTCGTCGCCAACGTGTTGGCAAACAGCTTCAGTCTGCAAGACCTAAACGGAACCGCTGTCGATGCGACAGGGTACACCGCCTACACGAGCGGCGGCACGGCGACGCCTCCATACGAGATCGTCACGCCTTGGGCTGCAGCCGACCTCTTCATGATCAAGTACGCTCAGTCGGGCGACGTCATGACGCTTGCCCACCCAGACTACACGGCGCAGGAGCTGATCCGCGTAGACAACGACACATGGGTGATCGGCGACATCGCCCTGATCCCTATCATCGACTACCCCCTGAACATCTCTCACGAAGAGAACACGGAAGGCGAGGCAGGGAACATCACGGGGATCACGAAGGCAAACCCCGGCGTCTTCACGAGCACCGCTCACGGCCTTGTCGATGGTGACATCATCAACGTCCAAAGCGTCGCCGGGATGGACGAGGTCAACCGCTTTAGCTACATCGTCGCTAAGATCGATGCGGACACGTTCTCCTGCACCTACCAAGATGGCAGCAACCTGAACACCACGGGCTACACCACCTACACGAGCGGAGGCACATGGGAGAAATGGCAGCGCCCTCGCTGGTACGCCGTCACAGCGGTCAGCGCTGAAAGCGGCGAAGAGAGCCTGCGCGGCATAGAGGCGGAAATCCGTCCCAGCATAACTGCCATCAGCAAGGCCGACCCATGCGTCCTCTCTTTCGGCG